CTAATCCACCCTCGGCACCGGCTCCCGCTCGGGCTCCCCGCCCCACTCATCCAGCCGCTGGGCCAGCTCCTCGCGCCGCTCGCGGTCACGCCGCTGCATGCGCTCGGCCGCCTGGCGCAGGGCTTTGCGGTCGCGGGCGCGCTTCCAGGCGTCGTCGTCGGGGGCGCGGTCGGTCGAGCGGGTCATGGCAATCAGCGCGGCCAAGCGCGCATCAGTGCTCGGGCATCAGTGGCGTGGCCGTCAGCAGCTCGCGCCAGGTCTTCAACAGCGCCTCGACACTGGTCGAATACGGTTGCAAGGGCGCCGGCGTGCTCACGGACGGAGGCGCAGGTGCTGCTGGACATTCGCAGGCGGGCTTCGGCGAGTTGTGCGCGCAGGCCGTCAGACTCGCGGCGAGCAGCAGCGGCAGCAGCCGCGTTGCGTTGGGCTTGTTGGGCGGCTTCATGCAGTGCCTCGTCTTTCTGCGCCTGCAGGCGCTGGGTTTCGTGGGCGGCAGCGGCGCGGGCATCGGCCACGGCCTGGGCCTGTTCGGCGTGGATGCGCGCGATCTGCCCGCCCAGGCGCCAGTTCTGGACCTGCCAGGCGCCTGTGGCGGAGATGGCGGCAGCGGCCAGCGCGGCGGCGGCGTGGGTGTACAGCATCACGCCAGCGCCTGGATGCCGACCTGCGTGCCCGCGTCGGTGATGGTGATGACGCGGTTGACCGGCCGCTCGGGCACGCGGGTGGACACGTGCACCCACTGCTTGCCCTTGACGCCCTCCAGGATCAACTGCCCAATGCCCAGCACGCTGACCAGCGGCGCCAGGGCTTTGGCCACCTGGTAGGGCGTGCCGTAGCCGGGCACCACAATGTCGGCGGCCTGGCCCCGGGCGTGGTCGCTGCTGGTGACGCCGCCCACCGCCTTGTTGACGGCCGGGGCGCGGTAACCGCTGGTGACCACCACCGCGCTGCCCAGCGTGTCGCGGATGCGCTGCAGCATGTCGGCCGTGGCCTGCAAGCGCTTGAGGTCGTCGGCCGTGGGCCAGTTGGCCAGGCCCAGGCGGTCGGCGGTGGCGCTGCGGGTCAGCTCCTCCAGCGTGAAATGCGTGCTCAGTTTCGTGGGCATGGTCACCCCTCCTTCACTCGGGTTCGAACAATCAACACCGCAAACCCCAGCATCACGGCCGTTTCCGCCAGGGTCGGCCGCTCGGGGCGGGCCAGGTCGGCCAGGGCCAGGCTGGGCACGCCCAGCCACAGCAGCACCGGGGACGCCACGCCGCCGGCGGCACCCAGGGCCAGCAGCGCCCAGGCCGCGGCCTTGAGGCCGTCGACCACACGCTGGTGCGGCGTGAGGCCGCGCGCCAGGGGCGCGGTGCGTTCGAGCTTGTTGAGCGCTTCGGCCAGCACCACCAGGCTGGCCAGCACGTGCAGCAGTTGCAGGGTGGCGGGCGTCATTCCGAGCGCCCTCCCCCGGCCGGCGGGGTGTGGTGCCCCACGCTGGTGATGCGCCGGATGGCCCACTGCAACACCCAGCGCGCGCCGCCGCCCACGGCAAACGCCACGCCCAGGGTGTTGGGGTCGCTCAAGCCGCCGGCCACGGCCGCGATGGGCGTGAGGTAGCCCGCGGTGATGGCGCTGGCCAGCACCACACCCATGCGCCGCAGCGTGGTGCGCAGCAGCTCGAGCCAGGTGTCCATGCCGCCGGGCACGGTGTTGAGCAGGATGACGGCGGCCAGGGAGCCGCTGAAACCGGCCATGAGCACGTCGGCCCGCAGGCCCAAGGGCACGCCGAACGCCGTGAGCGCCGGCACCGACAGCGTGGCCGTGGCCAGCGTCAGGGCGGTGGAGGTGGTGGGTTCGGGCATGGGTCAGAAATTCGGGAAAGGCGCAATTGGCGGTGTGAAATTCGCGGTGTAGCGGGCCACGCCATCTGTCCGTCTTAAATCATCAATGTGCCCGCTGAAATATGAAACGAACCCAGAGAAATTAAAAAGACCGACTGCTATTGAGTTTTCTGTAATGTTTGCAAACCCATCATTTGCTGTCGTCCCGCCAACAATGCCGCCAACGAAAACCCTCAAAACGCCAGACGTTCTTGTGGCGGCCAGGTGATACCACACACCGGTAGAAATCGAGGCTGTGCTACTTGCAATGTATTGAGTGCCAACCCTAGTCTGAAATTTTAAAATACCGTCCTCGACATACAGCATCCAGTATGCAGTTGAATTGCCGTTATTTAGTCTTGATGACGCAATCGGCCGGACACCCGAAACAGAATTAAACCTAGCCCAGGCCTCAATCGTGACGTCCTGCGTACCGAGCGCAAGGCCGTTGTACCCAAGGAAATCACCAGCCCCATCAAACAGACCAGATGCGCCACCGAACCGACTCTGAGCCGTGCTGATTTGCGCATTGCCGTTTGCAGTGACGGTTTTTGGCGTCGGGCTGCTGTCCGTGAACGTCGTGCTGCCATTAGTCCCGTCCATGTGCAGCAACAGCGACACATTTGCAAAATGCGGATCACCTGCTGGAGCGCCACCGCCGAAGCGAAACGGGTTCATCAAGAACCCGCCCTGGCGCCGCCGCAGCGCGGCCCTAATGTCGGTGCTGCGGTCAATCAGGCTCATGCCGGCACCCCAATCAAATAGACCTTCAGCCCCTTGGCCGTGCCATCACCCACCTGGTCAATGTCGATGGTCATTTCTGCGTCATCGGCCAGCGCCGCGTCGCTGATGACAGCCGCCGTGGCGGCCGTGGTGCTGGTCCGCTCGGTGTTGTCGATGGTCAGCTTGGTGGACAGGATAGAGGTGCCACCCTCGTTGATGTCCACCGTCAGGATGGAGCCGCTGGTCTGCGCCGTGGTCAGCGAGGACCGCACCGCCGTCAGCGTCATCGCAAACGGCATGCGGAACGTCACCTTGGCCGTGCCGGCGGTCAGTGCGGTGGTCTCGTCGCTGCAGGCAATCGGGATGGCCGTCACGCCACCGCCCGCACTCACCGCACCCGCCGGGAAAATCCCCCCATCGCCCGCCCGGTGGTCCTCCACCGCCGTCACACCCACCGTCCCCGTGGTCACCCGGTAGACGCGGGCATAGGCATCGGCGTTGTCCCAATTGGTGGTGGCGGTGCTGGTGCTGACGACCCCCGTGGCCCGCGCCACCACGATGTAATTGGTGGCGCTGGCCGTCAGCGTCAGCGTGCCAGCCGCCACGGCAAACCCGCCCCAGCGCCCGCCCAGGTAGCCCCAGGTGAGCAGATCGGTGGTGTCGGGGTTGTTGGCGTACACGGCCATGTGCTGCAAGGCCTTGAAATTGGCGTTCACCACCACATCGGGGTGGGCCTGGCCGCTGGCCCACTGGGGCAGGGTCGGGGTCAAACTCATGGGGCAACTCCTGTGCAAATGGCGGGGCGCCCGGCGCCGACCGTTTCGGACACCTGGCAGATCTCGAAAATCACCGGGTCGCTGGAGGCGAACCCGTCGGCGGCCTGTTCGGCGGCGGTGTAGAGGTAGGTGGGCTCGGTGGCCGTGGCGGTGCGCACCAGGGTGGCACCGTCGTACACGCGCACGCGGTACAGCTCGGCGGCTTCGCCCAATGGCACGGCGGGGCTATCGCCGTCGTAGCGGTGGCTCAGGCGGGTACGGCGCTGCCAGGTCAGCACCAGGTCGCCGTCGTCGTCGGCCAGCGCCACGGGGTGGGCCGGGGCCCAGGGCCGCAGGGCCTCGCCCGTGTCGGTGAAGGCCTCGCCGTCCACGTTGGCCAGGATCTGGCCGAACGTCACCGCCTTGATGTAGCGGGCCAGCCCGATCTGGCTGGTCTGGCTGGTGGCGCGACGCAGCGCGGCGTCCAGCAGCACGGCCTGTTCGCCGGCGGCGTGGCTGCCCATGCGCCACTCGGTGCCGCGGAAGCCGCGCAAAAAGCCGCTCAGCACGTAGGTGTTGGGCGCGGTCAGCTCGGCCCGGCGGAAGCGCAGCAACTCCCAGCCGGTGGCCTGGCTGCCCACGGCCAGCACGTTCAGGGTTTCGTCGGCCTGCATGGCGCTGCGGGTGCTGCTGGCCAGCTCGCCGCCGCTGGTCACCACGGTCAGGGTGTTGGACTCGTCCCAGGTGTTGCCGCCTGCCCAGTCGCCCAGGGTGGTGCTGCAGGTGGCCAGCACGCCCTCGTTTGCGGTGCGGAACAGCTCGGCGTAGCTGGTGTCGTCCCAGCTGCGGGCCACCATGGCGCCTTTCCACTCGTCGGCGGCGCTCAGGCGATCAGCGCCCACCGCCACGTAGTAGCCGGGGCTGTTGTCGGCGTCGCGCAGCAGGGGGATGTCCAGCGCCTCGAACACCGTGGGCGCCACGCGCACCGGCTCGGCGGTGCTGATGTAGCCGGTGTCGGTCACGGCGGCGCTGTCCAGCGCGCCCACATCGTCCAGCACGCAGTCCAGCTCGATGATGCTGAGCGTGTCGCGCTTGACCTGCACCCGCAGGCGGTAGCTGCGGCCGTCGAAATTGACGGCCTCGATCACGTCGCCGGGCTCGATGTAGGCGTACCGCAGCGGCAGGCGCACGCTCGTCTTGGTCATGCCCGCCACCTGGTCGAACAGCAACGCGTCGGCCAGGGCCTTGGCCTCGGCCGGCAGCATGCCCAGCGGCATCTGCATGGCCTGCACCGATTCCTGGCCGCTCAGCAACCGGTCGCTGTGCTCGGTGGCGGTCTGGTAGTCGCCGGCCATGTTGGGGTAGCTCAGCGCGATCTGGCCCGGGATCTCCAAGTCGTTGGCCATCGTCAGGGCCAGCGGCTCGGCATCACTCACCGCATCCTCAGACGCGCCCAGGTCGGCCCATGGGATGGTGGCCACCGGGTCCACGGCGCGGGGGCGAATGTAGATCTTGTCGCTCTTGCTGACCTCGACAAAATAGGCGGACTGCAGCATGTCCAGCGTGGCGCGGGTCGGGCCAACCTGCCCAACGGCCAGGGCGCGCAAAGGGAAGCCGCCGGCTTCGGCGTCGATCAGGTAATCGTCGGCCACATATCCGGCCCGCTGCATCAAATTGTCGGAATGGCCGGGCAGCGTGCTTGCATAAACAGCGCCACCAGCGTCTGGGAATGGCTCCGCGGACAAGGTGTAATCTGCTGCGCCATACCTGACGCCGTGCGTCACCCTAATTTCATCATACAAAAACCAAACAGGATTGGCGTACGGAAGTCCTCCATAAGCGAGGTACAAAATGTATCCATCAGTAGTAATCGAATTGCCAGAAAGACCGCCAATATAAGCGCCATCGACATAAAATCTGGTCTGATTGCCGGCTGCGTCATACTGAATAGCCATTTTGTGCGTCATGCCTTTTTTGGCAAAAACCGGCTGCGCAGGGTTGCTCACATACCCATATGCATATTGAGGTGTCCCATTGATGTAATACACCACGCGACACCCGTCATCAATGTCATACCAAGCTAGATCAATGATCAGCCGAGCAGCCCCGTTTTGCGACAACTGCAGCAACCGCGAACCATTGGAGTACTCAAGATCGTGTGGATTGTGAAACGTGAATTCAATACACAGATTGCGGCCATTCACCACTGGCAGGTCATAGCGAACAACTGCATCGTACGCGGATGCAATTGTCCCGATTTTTCCTGATTTTCCAAATTGAATTGATGAATCAGATTGCTCCGCAATACCGATTGACGTTGGATTTCTGTGGTAACTACTGGAGTCATACAGCCAATTTCCACCAACCGATTCAAAATGCAGCAACAACTGCACTTGGTCAAAATATTCGTCCACCGGGCTTGCGCCGATTTCGAATGTCAAATTTGGAATTTGCCCACCGCCGCCCAATTGCAGGCCGGTGATGACCACATACCCGCGCCCCCGGTAGGCCGGGGCGTTGCCCGCGCCCACCGCGGCCTCGTAGGTCGGGTCGGGGAGCTGGTCGTCGGTGCCGGTGTAGATGCGGATGCCACTGCACACGCCGCTTTTGATGAGGCTCGTCGGCAAATCGCCGTCCATGCCCTGCAGGTTTCCCAGCCCAGACCCGAACACCAGTTCGCCGTTGCTCCAGATGCGGCTGACGCCGGCAATCTCGTTCTCGGTCAACAGGATCAGCAGGTCGCAGTCGTAGGTGTAGGTGGTCTGCTCGGGGCCGCCCTTGGCCGACTGGGTGTTGGCGGTTTCGCGCTTGTTGCTGGCCCACACGATCTGGCCGGCGATGCGCGGGCTGCCGGCCACCCAGGGGATGGGCTGGCCGTATTCCGAGCCGGTCACGCGCAGGTCGCCCAGGCGCGGGCCTTCCGCGTCGGGCGCGAACAGGGCGTTGCCCAGCATGGACCCGGCCATCCACCCCCAGGCGGCGCCCGACATGCCCAGCACGGTGCCGGTGATGAGTGCGCTGCCCGCCCATGCGCCGGCGGCGGCGACTGCCAGAACTGCCATTACGCCACCCCTCCCACACCACCGCCCAGGCCAACCGGTGCGGCACCCTCCCCTGGCCAGCGGAAGGCCTGCACAAACCGCATCGCGGCGCCGAACAGCAGCCGGGTTTCCAGCACGCGGCCGCGCTGGCCGTCGGCGTGGATCAGGCTTAAGCCCCCGTGCACGTAGTCGCCCACCACGCCCACGTGCTGCGGGTGGCGGGCAAAGGCCACGCACACCACGTCGCCGGGGCGCATGTCGGCCTGGGGCACGGGCACCAGGCGGTCGGCCAGGTGGTGCATCAACTGGCTGCCGTCGGGCTGGCGGGCGTAGCCGGTCACGTCCCACGCGGGGGGCAGGTGGCCCAGCTCGCGCGCCACGCAGATGACCAGGCCCACACAGTCCACGCCCACGCCGCGCACGCGCGCCTGGTGGTGGAACGGGGTGCCCAGGTAGCTGCGGGCCACGGCCACAGCGGGGTGCAGGCTGGGGGCCGTGCTGGGGGTGGGTGTGGTCATACGGGTTTGGTCAGGTCGTCAAAGCTGGGGCGGTGCGGCTCGCCCTGAAAATTCAGCACGTTGTTGAACTTGGCCTTGCAGTCCTCCATCAGGCGCTTGCGGCAGCCCGCCACGGCGGTGAAGGTGTCGCCCACCTGGATGGCCAGCACGCACGGCAGCTGCAGGGTCACGGTGCCGCCGGTCACCGGGTCGCCACCGGTGGCGGTGTGGGTGCGCACCTTGTGGGTGGTGCCGGCGTTGTCGCCGCTGGTCCAGGTGATCAGGCCCTCGCCCAGGGTGTCGTCTGGCAGCGTGCCCGCGAAGGTGAAGGTGCGCTTGTCGGTCACGGTGGCCACGGCCAGGGCGTAGGTCCAGGGCGTCAGGTCCACCATGCATTTGTTGATGCCGGTGGTGGCCCCCAGGCGCGCGCGGCACGTCTTGGTGCTGACGATGCCCACCGGCTGCTGCAGCTTTTGCGTCAGGCCGCGCAGCTCCACTTTCACGGTGGTTTGCTGCAGCACCACCTGGCCAAACCAGCCGCGGTACAGCACCTCCACGCTGTTGGGGATGACGGCCGGCACGTCCCACCGGTGGCGGAAAATCCAAAATTCGGCGTTCTGCCAGCGCCCGGCCAGCACGTCGTCGCGGTCGAACAGGGTGCCGTCGTCCAGCGTGGTGATCTCCATGTTGTCCACGGCGAGCCCGGCGGTGCTGACGATGCCAGAAAAGTCCAGCCCCTGGCGGGCGTCCAGCACCAACGCCTCGGCCCCGGCGAACCAGGGGGAGGCGTCCAGCGGCACGTCCTGGTCGTGGCTGGTGAAGCCGTACACGGCGCCGTCCTCGCGCCGCACCACCAGGCCGTAGGCCATGCAGGTGGCGCCGCTGTCGTAGTGGGCCTGCAGGTCGGGGTGAAGGGTTTTCACAGGCGCACCTCTTCCAGCTCGATGTTGGTCCACTCCATGAGCATGCGTGGGCCGCCCCGCAGGCGCCAGGCGGCGCTGGGGTCTTTGAAGGCCACCGGTACGTCGAAGGTGCCCACCCAGCGGTACACGTCGCCAGAGGCGTGGCCGGTGTTGACCGTCACGCGGCCGGTGGTGGTGTCCACGGCGCAGGTGTCGGTGATGTCGGTGGTCGCGCCGCTGCGGGTGCGGTACACGCGCAGGCCGGTGTTGGGCTTGTAGATGGGCCGCACGAAGGTTCGCACGCCCATCGGGTAGATGCGGTTGAGCTGGTAGGTGGTGCCCGTGACCAGCGTGGTGCTGGTGTTGTCCAGGCTGGCCCGGTAGTCGCTCCAGTCTTTGAAGCGGAAGGCGTCGGCATCGCCGCCCACCACGTAGAAGAAGGCGCGCAGCTGCTCAAATTCGGCCGCACTGCGCAGGGGCTGGTCGATGGTGTACTGCTGCAGCGGGTAGGCCGCCATGCGGTTGGTCTGGCGCTGCCCGCCGGGCATGTAGGCCTTGCCGTTGGCAAAACGGGGGCCGCACACGGCCTCGCGGCTGATGCGCTCGGGGAAACGGTGTTCAAAGAAGGCCATGGGGTCACCCGTTGCGCATGCCGGCCACGCGCAGTTGGCGGGCCACGTCGACCCCGAACTGCATGGCGGTTTCGCGCCGGCCGCTGGCCGGCATGGGCACGCTGATGCTGATGTTGGTCACGCGGGGCGAGGCGCTGAGGCCCTGCCCCTTGGTGTGGTCCACCACGGTTTCGCGGGGGTGCAGCAGGGCCAGGTAGCCGCCCTTGCCGTCCAGCCCGCCCGTGCGTGGGCCGCTGCCGGTGTAGCCACCGCCGTCGAAGCGGGCGAAGTTGTTGTTCAGGGCCAAGAAGTTGTCCAGGCTGTTGCCGCCCATCGCGCTGGCCACGGCTGCGGTGCCACTGGTGCCGAACAGCCCGCCCACCAGCCCGCCGATCAGGCCCATGGCGCCGCCCGAGCCACCGGCCAGGCCCAGCGCGTTGCTGATCTGCTGCTTGATGATGATGCGGGTGATGTCGGCCACGATGCTGTTGGCCAGGCTGGTGAAGTCCAGCTTGCCGGTGGTCACGAACTTGACCAGTGCATCTTCCATGCCTTGCATGGCGCTGCTGACCGCAGATTCGGTCTGGGCGAACACGTTGGCGGCGTCGGCACGGTAGTTGGCCAGGGCCTCCGAGGCGCCCAACGCCCAATTGCCCTGTGCCTCGGTCAGGCGCTGGTAGTAGTCGCGGTAGGAATCGGTGGAGCGCGCCTGGAAGTCGTTGATGATCGCCAGCCGGGCTTCGTACTGAGCCCGGGCCTCGGCGGTGAACTTGCCCTCGAACTCCAGCAGGGCGCGCTGGTTTTCCAGTTCGGCACGCTGGCTGACGTAGCGGTCCTCGATCTGGTTGAGGCCCTGCTGCAGCCCCCGTGCCTGCTTGCCCATTCCTTGCATTTGCAGCTCGCGTTCCTGCTGCTGCTGCACGGTGTTGAAGTAGTCCTGCTGCGCCTGGCGGGCAGCCACCAGAGCGGCTGTTTTGGCCTGGATGGCGGCGGTTTCCTGAATGCCCATCACCACCGCCTGGGTGGCGGCGCTGGCTTCCAGCTTGGCGATCTGGGCCTTGTTCTCCAGCACCTTGCGATCGCGGTCGATCGCATCGCTGCCCTTGAGCTGCTGCTGCGCCAGGCGGGTGTTTTCCGCCTCCAGGGCGGCCACCTGCAGGCGGGTGGTTTCCTCCAGCAGGCGGCGCTTTTCGGCGTGGTAGGCCGTTTCGTTGGCCAAGCCCGCGCTGCGCATGGCCTCCAGAATGCGTTCGGCGTTGCCCAGGGCGTCCACACTGGCCGCGGCCGACTGCTGGATGCCCGCCAGGTCCAGGCCCAACTGGCTGCGGGCGTCCTGGCGTGAGGTGTCGCGGGGTTTGCGCGGCTTGTCGGCATAGCTTGCTCGGATTTGCTGCGAGCGCTCCCGAGCCTCTTCGGCCGAAATGATTTTCTGGGCCCGCAACTGCTCCACGGCGGCCAGGTCCTGCTGCAACCGCTTTTCCTGGCTGAGGTAGCGCACCCCGTCCTGCTGGAATTTGATGCGCGCCTGGTCGCGCTTGACCTGATCGGCTTGCTGGGCGGCGGCTGTTTGCTGCACCCCGACCAGCTCCCGCAATCCCGCCACCTGGTTGCGCAGGCCCGCCTCGCCACCAAACTGGGACACCGCCGCCGTCATTTCGGTGGTGCGCCGGCCGGGCAAGGTGTTCTCCCAGTCGGCCAGCAGCTTCTGGGCCTTGGCCAAGCGCCCCTCCAGCGACTCCTGCCGGCCCACGTCCAGCATGCTGTCCCAGGCAGTCCCGGCCGCGGACGCCACAGCGCGCCACGCACGCTCCAGGTAGCCCAGGGACTGCACGCCGTTGCTCACGCGCTCCAGTTCGCGGCTGTACGCCGCCATGGCCACCTGGGCGGCTTCGGTAGCGCGGCCCTGGTCCTGCAAGGCCTTGACCTGCAGGTACAGCGCTTCGGTCACGAAATTGGTGCCTTCGTTGAGTTTGAGCAGCGCATCGAGCGGGGCTTTGCGCAGTTCGGCAAACTGCTTGGCGGTTTGGGCCACGGATTGACCGGTGGCCTTCTCCATGCGAATGGCTGCGGCGGCAAACTGCCCCATGCTGTCGGCACCGCCCACGCCCTGGCGTGCCAGCTCGGCAATGGCCGCGGCGGCCGACGACTGCCGCCCGGTCAGGTTGGCCACCGACTCGGCCAGGCCGTTCATCTGCCCCACGGTCAGGCCCACGGCGTTGTTGGTCAGCACCAGCGCATTGCCGAATTCCCGACTTTCCTTGCGCCCCTGCTCGAACGCGGTGTACAGGGCCACCCCCGCCGCTGCGGTGACCGTGAACGGGTTCAGCAACCCCAGCACCGCCCCGCCCAGGGCGCGCGCCGCCGGCACGATGCCGCCGAACATGTCCCTGAGCTGGCCACCCTGCTGCAGCAGCACCGTCAGCGGGGCCTGGCCGCCCTGCAGGCTGACCATGATGTCGGTCAACTGCGCGGGCACGCCGCGCATGGCGGCGGCCGTCTGGCGGGCGCTGATGCCATACGCGTTCAGCTCCGTGCGCCCCTTGGCCGTCACGGCCGCCACTTGCTGCTGCTTGATGCCCACCGCGTCCAACTGCTCCAGCAGGGGACGGTACTGCCCCACGTCAATGCCGCGTTGCTGGGCCAGCGTCTCGTAGTACTTGCTGGTGGAGCGCGACCCAGCCTCTGCCGCCGCAATGGTGCGCTGCAGGCTGTTCACCCAGTTGGCTTCCGCCCGCTTGACCTTGGCGCTGGCACGCTCAGCCCCCTCGCCCACGCCGTCCATGCCTTTGCTGGCCTGCTCGCCGGCGTTCCCGGCGGCCTTGCCCAGGTCGGCCAACGACTTTTTCGCGCGGCCAACGCCGGTTTCCACGCCCGTGGCGTCGGCAGAGATGGCAAGCTGGGCATCAAGGTCAGCCATGGTCGTCTTCTTTCTCGGGGGTTCCGTGGATCTCTTTCAGCGCGGCGCGCTCCATGGTCCGAAGGTCTTCAAACACATCGGGCCACTTGGCGCGGGGCACTCGGGTCAGGCGCAGCACGGTGGGCAGCGCGTTGTAGTCCAGGCCGGTGGCGCCTTCCATGCCCACCCGCCACTGGGTTTCCATGGCCTGGAACACGCCCACCACAGGCAGGTTTTCGGGCCAGACCTCTACCGGGTCGGCCTCGTAGTCCTCTTCGGTGAATCCCGCCGCCACCTCGGGCTTCTTGCGGTAGAGCGCCCGAGCAGCGGCCGTCAGTTTTTTTCGCGGCCCACGCGCGACAGGCGCACGTACGTCTGGTACACGTTGATGGGCGTGCCCGGGTGCTCCACCAGCAGCACGCGCACGTTGGCGGGCGTGAACGGCTCCTGAAGCTCCCAACCCACCGCGCAAGACATGACCATGCGCACGTCGGCATCTGTCGGGCTTTCGCCCGGCACCACTTCGGCGTGCTCCAGGTCGGCCACCCATTTGTCCAGCGCGTCGCGGTCGCGGTAGGTGAAGGTGAACGCCACCTCGTCGGGGGCGCGGTCGGGCGACGGAACCAGCACCGTGCCGGTGAATTCGGACTTGGGCGCCAGGGTGAGCAGGGACTTTTGGGGCATGGTGTGAAGGCGGAGGTGTGGTGGTGATGACGACCGGGGCCGCGCGGCGTCGGCCCCGGGCCGGCTTACTCGGCAGAGCCGTAGCGGGTGATGCGGTTGTTGCCGTTGAACACCACGGTCACGCTGTTGATCTGGCCGCTCTGCAGGCTGACGGACTCGTTCAGCGCCACGGTGCAGGGCAGGAACAGGCGCGCGCCGTTGCGGGTGCGCATCTTCATCACGGTGTCGGTCTGCACATCGGTCAGCTGCTGCAGCGCGGTGTAGCCGGCGGTGCCGATGGAGTCGGCATCCAGCGTCAGGGTGTAGCTGGTGGCCGAGAAGCCGTCGTTGATGGAGTAATCCACATCGCTTTCGATGTAGTTGTAGTCCACGTTGCGCGGTTCGCCGCCGTTGGACTGGGCCGCCGTGACCTTGCTGATCTGGGTCAGCGTGGTGACCTCGCGCACCGTGCCCACGCCCTCACCGGGGTAGAAAAAGTCGGTGTTGCTGGTGTCGCCACGCTTGAGCACGAAGGTGTCGGTGGTCACGCTCTTGACCTCGAACACACGCTTGTCCAGCCGGCCCCAGCCGCTGGAGATTTCCACCAGGTCGCCGTTGGCGTAGCCGTGGCCGGCGCAGGTGACCACCGCTTCGGCGGCGTTGGTGACGATGGTGGCGGCCTGGGCCGCGCCGAACGCGGTGGCCACGTGGAACGTGGTGCCTTTGGGGAGTTGTGCCATGTTGAGGGCCTTTCAATGAAAAAAGCCCGCGGTGCGGGCGTTGGGTTGCGTGCCCTCATCGGGCGGGGAGCTGGCCCAGGCTTGCGCCCGGGCCGAACGGGGTGGCGGCTCGGTTACCGGGCCGCCCAAATCAGGAAGTCCTGGCGCGCGCCGCGCAGCCGGGTTTCGGGGTCTGCCGTGGCCACCAGGGCGCCGGCAGATTCGGTGTCGAACGCGGTGGCCTGCACCAGCGCGTCTTCCACCTGCAGGGCCAGGGCATTGGCTGCCAGCCGGGTGTCGGCCCAGCACGCCACCTGCATGCGAGCACCGCGCCCATCGGGCACGGTCTTTTCCAGGTAGTTGGGCGACGGCCCGCCCACCTGCTGGTACACGATGTACGGCCGCGCCGCGTTGTCGGGCGCGAAGTCGGGGTACACCCGCCCGCCCGCCAGCGGCGACAGCACGGCGGTCAGATCGGCTTCCAGGCTCATTGGATCACCTGCCCTACCTTGGCCACCCATTCGGCCTTGGCCTGCTGGAGGGCGTCATTGCGGCGGGCGTCAAACGCGGGCCGCAGGAATGGATGCGCCGGCGCCCGGCTGGTGCCGAACTCCACCATGAAGCCGTAGGGCGCCTTCTGGTGGTTCCAGGCAATGTGGTACGTCACGCGGTCGTAGCCCTGGCCGTGGCCCTGGCTGTTGTCCTTGGAAAACACCTGGTAGATCGAGTCGCGCAGCGTGCCGGGGGCGAACAGGTAGCGCTGCCCGGTCTTTTTGTAGGAGGTGCCGTAGAAGAAGTGCGGGGCCTCCGACACCGGGCAGCGCAGCCGTGCTTCCTGGTACAGCACCTCGGCACCGGCCTGCGCGGCGGGGCGCACGGCGCTGCGCGAGGCGGCCAGCATGGCGTCCAGCTTGGCCTGGGCCTTGCTGTCGTCAAACGCCACCTTGATCGAGCGCTTAGCCATGCCGCACCTCGCACACCAGGTCCACAAATTCGCGCCGCTGCAGGTCGGGCTTGACGGCCATCACCTCGTACACCGTAGCGCCATGCACCACCCGCATGGCGGCGGTCACATCGGTCCGCCAGCGGATGCGGATGCTCGCCCGCACCACCGAGGTTTCCCGGTCGGCTTTGACCGACTCCAGGCCGCTGCCCAGGGCAATGTTGGCCCACACGGCGGCCAGCTCGGTCCAGGCGCCCGTGGGCTGGCCTGCTGCGTCCACGCCAGCGGCGCGGTACTGCAAGGCGATGCGCTGGTTCAGCGGGCCGGCACGCATCACACCCCCCACACCTTGTAAGGGTCCAGCAGCCCATCGGCAAAGTGCTGGGGCACCACGGGCTTGTCGGCGCTGCGCTCGCGCTGGTGGTACAGGTCGCCAATGGCCAGCAGCACCCAGTGCCGGATCGGCGCCGGCACGCTGGCGGCCGTGGCGCCGTAGCCGGCGGTGTAGGTCACGGTCACCGCACCGGGGCGGTGGGCCTGGGTGCTGGGCCAGGCGCCACCGGGCGGCAGGGCCAGCTCGTGGCCCAGGGGCGTGGCCGCCAGCAGGTAGTCGGTGTCGGGCATGGTCTGCAGGGCGCCGTCCGCGTCCAGGTACTGCACCTGCGTGACCGACAGCACCGGCGCCATGGGCAGCTCCAGCGCCCGGCCGCACGCCGGGAAGGCATCGGCCAGCAAGCGCCACGGGGTGCTGACCAGGGTGCGCTGCAGCCGGTCCTCGGCCGTCACGCGCGCCACCTCGATCAGCGCCGTGATGTAGCTGTCCTCGTCCGCCAGGTCCACGCGCAGGTGCGCCTTGGCCTCGGCCAGCGTCACCGGGGCGGCGGCGGGGGTGCCGGTACGGGTCACGTTCAACGTCATAGTCATTTGCACCTTTAGGTCATCGGTACGCGGCCAAGTCACTAGACCGTCCACGATGCCGCTGCTGTTGCAAGCGACGGAGCAATGGCTGCATGGCCTGTCGGGTTCGGATGCACACCGTCTCCCGTCCTGCCGCCAATGATGCGATCTGTCAGCGTTGCATCTGCCCAGTTCGGTGCAATGTCCAGCAACGCATCGAGTCCGTTCGTCCCAACTTCAGCCAGAAGCAGCGTATTCAATGGGTCTTTGTAGGAGCCGCCTGTTTCAAAGCCTGCCAATGGTGTCATGTTGGCCGGAGTCGCCCACCCATCCGTCGATGTTGGGCAGCGGTTGGCGCAAAGTTGCTGCGTTACGTGCGTCACGCCAGCCGCCTTTGCTGCCGCCCAAATAGATCGGTAAGCCGTCATTGTTTGGGCGGGTGTTCGGCTTTGTGAGCCGTCATTGCTGCCAAGTTCGCAAATGAAATGCGTTGCGTATGCCCACACCTTTGCTTGCTTTGTCGTGTTTCCGACAGCTTGATGTGCGGCAGTGCCACCGTATGCTTGACGCGCCCACCCAATAGCGCGACCGCTTCCAACGTTGTAAAGACCGCGTGGATAGAAGCCTCCTCCGTTGCCGCCATAACCTGGGTTGTCTGCCTGTCCAGTGACCAACGAAGAACCGAACAGAATTGCAGAAGGCTGCGGGGTCTTAAATCTGCCAAGAACGCATGACGGGAAATACAGCGTAGATGTGCTTGATCCACCTCCTGGGACGGTGAGTGCGCCACCTGTGCCAACAGCCGTCGCAGTCGTTGGGCCAAACCATCCGCCCTCGTCGCTGCCTGACTCTGCGTTTTGTCCTGAAGATGATATGGTGCGAATGAAGTTCTGCCCAACAGTCGCAACAGTGACTTCGCTGACGCAATAAACATCAGTACCAGCCGGTATTTCAGTCAACCCGAAAGCACTGGCAGGGATTTCGTCGCACAGTTGCAAGTCTTTGCCTGCCGTCAGCAAAACAGACGAAACACCAGAGAACGTAGCCACCACAACTGGCGTGGGCGCTCCCGGTATTTCAAAATGCGCCTGCAACGTCATGTCATTGGTGTTGTTCGTTTCGACGCGAGTACCGCTGATGTAGTAGTTTTGCCAACCACCACAGACGGTTTTCAAAGCGGCCCCACCAGTTCGATGGCGAGAACGCGAGGCAAAACGAGTTCTTCCGCTGGACGATGCAATCGTTGTGGTCGGAGATTCGCCGCGTGTTGCTGCAATGGTTAGAGCCTGCACACCGGACCCGCCAGAGCGCAACGCCGTCAGCCCCAATTTCCCAAGCCCCAGCCCAAACATCGCGTCAGCCCTGGATCACGGCCAGCTTGTGGCCCGGCGCCACGCCGAAATACTCGGTCTGCCCTTCGGCCAGGCGCATGCTGCTGGTCGTGGCCGTGGGGTTATCCCCAAACGCCACATGGCACGCCACCTGGGCATGCAGCCGCACCAGTCGGGTCGCAACGTTGAAAGCCGCGCTCTGCTGCGTGCTGCCGGTCAGGGTCAGGGCTTGTTCGGCCACACCTGGCACGGCAACCATGGGCGACAGGCCGCCGCGGCTGTTTTCGTACTGGCCGGCAAATTCGGTGATTCGCAGCATGGTGATTCCTGTGTTCAGGCGGTGGTGATGTCACCAGCCGTCGGCGGGTCAACCTCAGGGGGCTGGGTGGGGTCATCGTCCTGGCCATCAGCCGTGTCGGTGCCGTCGCCCTTGGTCTCGGGCGCGCCGGGCGCAGCCTTGGTGCTGCGGGCCTCGCGCACTTTCTGGCCCCACTTTTCCTGCAGCAGCACGTCAATCAGGGCTTGGTCTTCGGTCTCCACCTCGGTGCCGGCGTGGTACTCCACCACGTCGCAGCCACGGTGCGCAAACGCAAAGGTTTTGGTGATCTTGAACTTGGGCATGTCTTGCTCCGGTTGGGCAGGGCCCGGCCCACAGGCCAGGCCCCGCCAATTCATCAGGTCGTGCCGAACTTCAGCAGCTTGATGGCCTGGGAATCCACCACCATGCCGCCCACGCGCTTGGTCACGTAGAAGCCCACGTACGGCTTGTTGGTGTAGGGGTCGCGCAGCACGCGGGTGCCAATGCGGTCCACGATGGTGTAGCCACGGCGGAAGTCACCGAACGCCACCGACAGGCTGTTGGCCGCCTTGGCCGGCATGTCCTCGGCCTCGGTCAGGCCGTAGCCCAGCAGGCGGTCGGGCTGGCCAGCCTCCAGGCCCGGGCGCCACAGGTAGTTGCCCTCGGCGTCCTTGAAGGTGCGCACCTCGGCCAGCAGGCCCTTGTTCATCACCCAGCGGGCGTTGGCGCGCATGCCGGCCTTGAGCTTGTACACCAGCGCGATCAGGATGTCCGCCGGGTTGGACGCCGCCCAGCCGCCCGAGACGCCGGTGGCCAGGTGCTCCAGCGTGCCGAAGGCGCGCGCACCGTCGGCCGTGGCGGCGGTGGTGTAAGCCAGGAAGCCCTTGGGCTTCTTGGCGCCGTCACCGGTCACAAAGGCCGCGCCTTCCTTCTGGGCGAACTCCTGCGCGCATTCGTCCACGATGAACTGTTCCGCGTTGAAGAACACGTCGTCCAGCATCTGCTGGGTGGCCTGCGGGTAGGCGTAGATCTCGCCCATGAACGGGGTCACCTGCGCCATGACGCTGCTGGCCGTGGCGGTGCGGGCGTCGTCCTCGTCCACCCAGCCGCTGGCGGTGCCACGCGTGTTCACCAGCTTCTTGTAATCGCTGGTGGACACGGTACGCACGTTGGCAATCTCGCGGATGGGCGACACATCCACCATCAGGTTCAGAATGTCGCGGTCCAGCTCTTCCGGCACCGCGTAGCCGCCGTCGGCCTCGGTGGTGATGTTGTAGGCCTTCTGCTGCAGCTGGCCCAGGCCGTTGTCGTCGCCCTTGCGCAGGAACTTGCCGAAGGCCTGCTTGTGCTCGGCGCGCACCGGGTCGGTGTCGCCACCGGTGGCCGGTCGGCCCGCCTTCTTTTCCATTTCCTTGACCTGCTCTTTGATGGCGTCCATCACGTCGCTGAGCTTGCCCAGCTTGGCTTCAAAGTCGCCCACGGCTTTGGCGTCGGCCTTGGCTTCCAACCGCTTGTCGTTGGTTTCCTTGAATTCCTTGTAGGCCTTGCCCTGCTCTTCCAGCAGGCGGTTGATTTCCTTCAGGTCGATTTCGCCGCTCATGGCCATGGGCGCCACGCCAATGGCGGCCAGCACGGCCGGGTCAACCAGCGGGTAGCCAGCCAGGGCGGCAGCGGCCATCAGGGCGACCACGCCCAGGAAGGCGAAGGTCAGGTGTTTGCGGGTGAGTTGCATGTCAGTTTTCCTTTACGAGGTGAACAAAGAGGTGTTGCGCTTGAGCAGCGCGGCCATTTCGCCCAGCTCATCGGACTCGCTCCGACCCTGCAGGGACTTGATCCGGGCCAGCATGGCCACGGCTTCGCGTTTGCTGAGCCCGCCTGCCTCACGCAGGAAGGCCTCGGCATCGGCAAAAGACTGGATGGATTCGATGGACTTGACCGTGGCCACGCGCGCGGCGTCGTTGGCCGGAAAGGTCACCAGGGAAACTTCCCACAAGTCCACCTTCTTCAGGGTGCGCACGCCGCTCACGCGGTCGTAGCTGTCTTCGCGGGTGATGAAGCCGATCGACAGGCCGCTGATCGCGCCCATCTTCAGCAGCTCGTAGGCCTCGGCGCCACGGGTGGTTTTCAGGGCCAGCTTGCCTTCCACGTGCAGGCCCACGGCGTCTTCCTTCACCTCGGAATACACGCCAATGGGCTCGCCGCTGCGGTGCTGCCACAGCAGCGAAGGCGTGCGGCCCTCCAGGCTTTCCTTGAAGGCGCCGGGGGCCACCACTTCCTTGTAGCTGTCCACCACGCCAAACACCGAGCCGTATCCAGAAAAAAGGCCGTCTTCAGAGACGGCCTTCACCTTGAACGGGATGTCGAGATAGTCACGCATTGGGGCTTCCTTGGTTGTCCGGGCTCGCGGGCGAGCCGGTCAGGTTGATCGGGGTCAGCGGCTCGTCCAGGCCGTCAATCGGGTTGCGCTCCATCAGCTCGCGGGCCTCGTTGCGGGTCAACACCCCGCGCTCCACCAGGCGGCTGATGTACTCGGCCTCGTCCTTCATGGCGCCGCGCAACAGCCCGCGCTCGTGGAACTTGGTGTAGTAGCCCGCGCGCCGGTCGGCCTTGGCCAGCAGAAACGCGTTGGCCGACTGCTCGATGCGGCTGTACCAGGGCATGAGCGTGTGCACCAGGTGTGCCAGGAACATCTGTTCCGCGCTGGCGAACGTCATGGCCTTGTCGGCGTAGCCCACCATGATGGGCAGCACCCGGAAGAAGCGGCAAATCTCGCCGATCTGGTGGTTGCGCGTCTCCAGGTGCTGCATGTCCACGCCCTTGAACTGGTAGGGCGTGAACTTGGCGTTGCGGTCCAGCAGCATCGGCTTGGCCAGGTTGTGCAACCCGCCGTACTCGGTCTCCAACCACTTGCGCAAGGCCTTGTACTGGTCGGGGCTCAGCGTGCCATCCACGCTGTACAGGCCCGACGGCGCGGCGCTGTTGCTGTGCACCCGGGCGTGGTGCTCCTCGGCCGCAATGCTCAGGCCAATCGCCTCGCGGGCCAGCTTCAGCACGCTCAGGCCCTCGAAGCCATTCCAGGTCGGGCCGCGCACCGCCCAAATCGCCTCGGCCGGGAAGTCCTGCACACGGCCGTTGGGCGCGTGCACCCGGTAGGTCAGGCCGTAGTTGTCGGCCTGCTTGGGCTCCACCTGTCCCGCAGGCAGCGGCAGCAGCTCCAACACGCGGCCCTTGGCATCGCGGTTCACAAAACAGTGGCCGGCCCCACACAGGGCGGCGTGCCACACCATCAGCTCGCGCAGGTCGAACGAGGTCATCCAGTCGTTCGGCTGGTGGGCCAGCACATCGTAGGTCGGGTGGTCGGTGGCGGCCTCCAGCATGCGGCCGCGCTTGTGCATCACCTTGAACGGCACCTGGGCCACCCCCTCGCCCAGCACCCGCAAGCAGCCGAACACCGTGGCCACCTGCAACGCCTGCACCCGACCCACCCGCACACCGGACTTGACCGGCGTGCTCAGGCCGAAGTCCTTGGCCAAGTCCACAATGTTGTAGGACTTGCGACCAAACAGACGTTCCAAGAAGTTCACGATTCAGTTTCCCAGAAGGATTTTTCTTGAGTGGCCATGGCGCAAGAGCTGCCCACCGCCATCACCGCCGCCACCATCAAATCAATTCGGCCAGTGGCCTTTTCCTTGCTCAGCTTTCGGTTCTCAGCATCGTCGCTCACCGTCACCGCATTGGCCGCGCACCAGGTGAACACCGGGTTCCCCGGATGCACCACATCGCCATTCAGCAACGCTGTCTCAAACGCCTCGATGGCCGGGCTCATGTCGCGGTAGCCCTGGCCGTAAGGCACCATCTCGGGCAACGCAATGTCGTTGTCAGCCGCCAACGCCTTCAAATCCTCAATCCGCCAACGGTCATACGCCACCGACTGCAGATCAAAAAACTCGCCCAACTCCACCAGCCGCTTCAGCACCGCCAGCTTGCTGATCGCCCGGCCAGGCGTTGTCTCCAGGTAGCCCGCCGCCCGCCACGCCGTGTACGGCACCCGGTCCTTGTCCTCCTTGCGGTCCAGATCCTCCTCGGGCAGCCAGCCAAACGGCACCAGCCGCCACGGCTCGCCCTCGGCCTCGGGTTCCACGTACAACACCAGCCCAGTCAAGTCCGTGGTGCTGGACAAATCGAGCCCGGCCCAAGCCCGGCGCCCGCGCAGCTCGCGCCAATCGAACTCGCGTTGCACACCCAGCCACACATCGGCGCTGATCCATGGGTTCGCCGCATCCGTCCACTGGCAAAAATTCAAGCGGCGCACCAGCGCCTCTTTGCCCGGCATGCCGCGCGCCTCCGTCACCTGCTCGCGCAGGTACTTCATCCCTGGCAGGTCCGAGCCCTGCAGGCTCGGGTTCGCTTTTGGCCAGCACGACTCATCGCGCACCGGATCGTCGCCCTCGTCCAGGGCACACACAAACCCGAAAAACGCGTCGTCCGTCAACATCCGGGCGCACACCTTCACGGCGTAATCGTGGTACTGCCACCCCGGCCCGGTCTTGTTTGCCCCGCTGTTCGTGATCATCAAGATCAGCGCCTGGCGCCGGCTCTTGGTGCCCGCCCGCTGCATCTCGATCACCGTGTTGTTGCGGTGCTCATGCACCTCGTCAACCAGCGAAATGTGCGGGCGCGGCCCACTCTGCCCATCGTCGGCACTGATGGGCCGGAAAAAACTCCCCTTTTCCAGGTACGCCAGGTTCCAGACGTTCTCTCCTGTACCACTGCTCTTGAGCCGTTGATTCAGCGCCGGAGACTGCTGCCACATGGCCACAGCATCCCGAAACAGCACCATGGCCTGGTCCTTTTTGGTCGCTGCGGCGTAAATCTCGGCACGCGGCTCACCATCGGCCACCAGGCCATACATCCCAATGCCGGCCGCCAGCGGGCTCTTGCCGCTGCCCTTGCCCGTCTCGATGTAGGCCACCCGGAACCGGCGCCACCCATCAGCACCCTTCCAGCCGAACAGCGACCCCACAATGAACTGCTGCCAATCCAGCAAAACAAAAGGCGAGCCCTCGAACTCACCACCGTTCAACCGCAGCACATCCCGGAAAAACCCGATGGCCCGGGCGGCCGAGGCCGCATCAAAAGTCAAACCTCGCGCGGGCCCGTCCTGCAAATCATCCAAGTGCCGCTTGCCCGCGTCGCGCACATGCGGCCCAGCGATCTTCTCGCCACCACACACCGCCCGCGCATAGGCCGTGACCGGATCAGTGGAAGTAGGCTGCGGACGGGTCCTGCGGCTTGCCATCACTCGGGAACAATTCAGACTGCGGGTTCAGCTCAACGCGGGTGCGGTCCTGCGGGGTGCCGCCGAACTTGCCCAACCACAGCGCCATCTGCTTGCTGGCCATGCTCTTGACCATGGCCCATGGGTTCAAGTGCTCGCCCACTTCGCGCACATTTCCGTCCTCGTCTTCAGCAAACTTGGCCTTGACATCGTTGTCACCCGTCTTCACAACGGCACGCCGGTAATCGGCAGCCGATTGGCACAACGCAGCGAACGCCATCACATCCACATCCGACAGCAGCCGAGCCTTGCGGAACTTTGGGGCCTCTTGCGCCCAAACCACACGCGCTGCATCAGACAGCCATTCTGGCGGCGTCAAGTCCTGCAAGTACTCGGGGTCCGGCTCACGCTTGCCAGACGCACGCTTCCCAGGGTTGCCCATCGCCTCTTTCACGGCGCTCGGCTTCCTTGGGCGACCTGCCACACTCAACTCCAAAAAAAAAAGCGCCTGGGTCAAACCCCAAGCGCTCCAGACTCACACAACACCGAACCCCTCCCCCCTCTCCATTTCGCGGCGATGCGAAAGAAGGGAACCGGTCGGTCTAGGGGCAAAAGGCCCCGAACTTTTCCACCCCCCTTACCTTCTGGCCGCGATGGCCTCAGCCCACGGGTGCTTCGGGTCAACGGGGATTCCGTCCAGCCGGCAGCCCTGCAACACGCCGGACTTTTCCAGCCGCTGCTTCGCGCCGTCATGGCACCGCTTGCAAAGGCTTTGCCAGTTCGACCTATCCCAGAACTTGCCCATGTCGCCACGGTGGGGCTCGATGTGATCGACCACCGTGGCAGGAACGATGCGGCCCAGGTCTTGGTGCATCTTGCACAAGGGATGCGAGCGCAAGAAACCTTCGCGGGCCTTTTGCCACCGTGAACCGTAACCACGGGTGGCGCTGCTCTCACGGTCGAACTTTGATGGGGGCTGGGCCATGAATGCAAAAGGCCCCTGCTGCTGCAGAGGCCCTGTGGTTTGGACGCAGCTGCGCCCTCGGGAATGGATTATGTCAAAAAATTCCGGCGCGGATAAGGGCTTCTTGAAATTTTTTTCTGGCCTGCCCCAGCACCAACTGCCGCTCCATCGGGCAAGCCGGCAGACGGGGGCTACTCCAAACCATGGAGCCGGTGTAGAGGTTGCGGGCCTGCACCGACAGCGCGGTGCGCCAGGGATCGGCCATGGCGTTGACGATGGCGTCTGCGGCCTCCATCTCCACGGCATCGATGTGCACGTCCAGGTTGCCATTGAAGTCGTCGTACTGGCGGCTGGTGCGGGCATGGATGCACCCAGGACTGACGCCATAGTAGCCGTTGGCGTAGGGGTCGCGCCGGCACCAGGCGTGCCACTGGCGCAGCCAGTCGTCAATGCGGGCAGCACATGCCGCGTCGCTCAGTACCATGCCGCCAACAGAAAACGATTCGAGCACGCGCATCAAAGCTCCAGGATCAGGGTTTCAGGGCAAACGCTTCAGGGCGCCCAGCACGGCGGTGCGGCTGGGGCGGGATGGGTCGCGGGCGATGAGGGCCAGGTGGCCGTCTTGCAGGTGGCGCAGGGGCCGGGCGCTGGCGACCAGCCGGGCGCAGCAGGCCACGCACTGCATGCGGTAGGCGCCGCAGGTGGGGCGCTGGGCGTGGAGGGTGCAGGCCGGGCAGGTCATGCGGGGCAGGCCAGGTGCAGGGCTTCG